CTGTGGTACAAAAGCGATGTTACTGTCTATGAAATGAGACAAAATTTCCGCAATCAATCAGACATACTCCATTTTGCGAAAAAGTTTCTTTATCGTCTCGGTCCAGACTATGACGATGACTCAATCCCTATGAGACAATCTGACGGGCGGCCGCACGTACTCGAAGGCAACTACACGCCAACCGAAGCGGTTAGTTCCCTTATACTTGCAAATGAACGACTTGGCGCGGATTGGAAAGATTGGTTTGTACTTTGTAGAACAAATAGTGATATAGCTTTATTCCAACAGATTTTTGAATCGAAAGGAATACCAACAGATACATTTAAACAATCAGAACTTACTAACTCTCAAATTGAAGACCGCCTTAAAGAGAACACAGTTAAGATATTAACGGCTCATAGTTCAAAAGGACTTGAAGCTCCTTATGTACTTTCATATAATATCCGTGCATACAATGATGATGAGGCGCGCCTGTGCTATGTGTCGGCTACACGCGCAAGAGATTTTCTTATCTGGGCGAAAACACCGCCGAAGAAAAAGAAGAGCAATAGAATTACAAATTGGGAATAGAAGTTTTTTACTTATAAATAGGATATATTTATAAGGAGGTATCTAAATGGATATTAGTAAGCAAAGCCAAGAAAGAATTGATTGGTTAAAAGCAATGCCAGCAGCGGCTCAATTCGAAGCCATTGCTACAAGAATAGAAAATCCGGCTATTTTTAGTCAATTTTTAGCACTTGATGAAGATGCATCTATTTGGGATTATGCATATGCAGCAGGACTTATTAGTAAGGCTGATGCAGATTTCATTAAGGCAGAAGAAGCTGAAGAAAGTGAAAATGGAGAAGAGCTAACACCAGCACCAGACCCAGTAGAACCAGTAGAAGACCCAAGCACAAATAAATAAAACAACGGGCAATTAAGCCCGTTTTTTAATTGGCTAAATTTGCATTTTTAATTAAAATATGATATAATATAAATAGAATAAGAAAGGAGTATAAAAAATGACTATTAATTTAACAGATTTTTATGATATCGGTGAAATAACCCATTGGACCACTTCAATAGGCGTATCAATGTATGATATTGAGCTTGTTTCCAAATCAACGGGCGAAATTATTATTTGGTCTTTTACTGAGGAATACTTCGACAAATTACTCGATGAAATGGAACGAAATCTTAAAGTTTTACAATCAGAACTACTATATTATTCAGCTAAATATCATTTACTTAAATATGAAAGGGGTTTCCATGAATAAGCGAATTAAAAAGAAACAAACTAAAATGAAATATAAGCGTATTTGTAAACGCTATCCATTCCTTATTATACGAAACTGGAAAACCAATAAGCCAATAGAATATCCATATACATATCTTGATGATATACCATATGGATGGAGACGAGCCTTCGGAAAACAGATGTGTGAAGAAATTAGAAAGGTTCTAATTAAAGGAGGATATCTTTACGACTATCGTGTTGCACAAGTAAAAGAAAAATTTGGTGGTCTTCGTTGGTATGATGAAGGCGCGCCTTCGTCAATTTATCGTGAACTTCAAGATGTAATTTATAAGTATGAAGAACTTTCTTATCGCACATGTATATGTTGTGGGCGGCCAGCCACTAAAATTGCTAAAGGTTGGATAAGTCCATTTTGTGATAGATGTGCAGGAAAATTAAACGAAAGAGTTAAATTTAAGGAGATAGACTAATGCCAGAAGTAGGAGACACAATTAGAATTAACTATATGAAAGATGAACCGCAGTATACAGGCAAAGAAGGAGTAATTCGTATAATTGATGATTTCGGACAGCTCCATGGTTCATGGGGTGGGCTTGCTGTTGTACCAGATATGGACGATTTCGAAGTAATCGAAAGGGCCGCCAATGTTTAAAGCAAAACGAATTGACAACGGCAACATAGAAACAATCCTTGCGGTTGATTATAATGATACCTTCCATCAGACTTACTTCCTTGTTTGGTCTGCGGGCGCATGGAGATGGCGGCCGGCGCACAAATATGTTCCACCTAATATCAATCCCGGCACACTCAATGCAATTAATGTAAGAACGGAAATTGCCGCGGCGGGAGACTTAATTGACGAGGACACACCATTTTAGGAGATAGAAATGATTGACTTATTATTAACAATAGCAATTCTTATTTTAATAGTAAATCCACCATTTCTAACCGATGAATATCTATCTGTTTTAGAAAACTGTTGCGAAGATTTAGTTGATGAAGATATTTAAAAACCAATATGTATATATTAAAACTAATACTATTCTCAATAGCAATGGCTATTATAGCCAAACTAATGGGAATGGAACAACGAAAAACATATGAAAAGTTTAAGGAAAATTTGACTATGGAAGAAAATCCAATTAAAATAACAATTGAAAATTACAAAGACCAAACAATTCAATTTACGATGCCGCCAGATACACCCGTCTCGGTTCTGCGAGGCACTACCTCTGATAGATTTAACTATCTCAATATCTCGGTAGTTGGTGGCGACACTTATACAATAGAAGAGGAACAATTTTAATGAACTATACAGCACAAGATATTGAAACTTTAAGCTTCCGCGATGCTATTCGTGAGCGAGTTGCGATGTATATGGGGAGTGCGGATAATCAAGGCGTTCTTCAATGTGTTCGTGAGATTATTACTAATTCAATTGATGAGGCCACCATGGGATATGGCGACCTTATTGTTGTGGAGTTAGATAAAGATAATAAAGTCACGGTTGCTGATTATGCTCGCGGCGTTCCGTTCGGAGAACGAGAGGACGGCACAGAAGCAATGGAAGCTATTTATACAATGGCACATACGGGTGGTAAGTTTAATGAAAAGATTTACCAAAACGTAGCGGGAATGAATGGAATTGGAAGTAAAGGCGTTGCTCTTTCTTCTTCTTATTTTAAAGCAATATCATATCGTGATGGTAAGAAAGCAACACTCATTCTCAAAGATGGAATTAAACAGTCCTTTGAAATCATTGATGATGCCGCGCACAAACCAGGTACAGTTGTCAGTTTCATTCCTTCACCAGAAGTATATAACCTTGAACCAATCAAAATTGACTTTGAGGAACTCAAAGAAATGTGTAAGAACTGGGCTTACCTCACCAAAGGAGTTAAGTTCAGACTTATCAACCATTTAACCAAAGAGAAAATTGAATACTTTTCAAAGAATGGAATACTTGATTTCCTTAAAGACTCAATCAAGAAACCAATTCACAAAACACCTTTATACATTTCAATAAAGGAAGATGAAATTGAATGTGAGGTTGCTATGCAGTGGGCGGCCGACCGTAAAGAACATTGGTATGTATTTACCAACGGTCTCGCCAATGCAGAAGGCGGCACCTCATTAACGGGTGTTAAAACCGCACTTACAAATTTCTTCAAAAAGAAATTCAAAGGTGAATTTAGTCCAGAGGTCGCGCGCAGTGGATTATTTTATGTTGTAAATTGTAAAGTTCCAAATCCTTCGTTTGCAAACCAGACAAAAACAAAGGTAAACAATCCTGAACTTCGCGGACTCGCGCAGCGTGCGACAGGACAAATGTTAGAGGAATTTAGTCGCAGATATGTAAATGAGTTTGATTCAGTTCTTGAATTACTTACAAAGGAACTCAAAGCTGAACGGGCCGCAGAGAAAGCGCGCAAGCAAGTTCTTGAAGCATCGAAGGAAATTGAAAAGAATCAGAAGAAAAAGGTTTTCGCTTCCGATAAACTGAAAGATGCAGAGTTCCTCGGACAGAACTCAACTCTTCTAATTGTAGAAGGTAATTCCGCTATGGGCGGTATGGCGCAGGCGCGCGATTATACAAAATATGGAATTTTAGCTATAAGAGGAAAGATTATCAACTGTCTTTCCAACCCAGAAGAAAAGATTTATAATAATGAAGAAATCAAACTTCTTCTAAGTGCAATGAATATAATTCCTGGCAAGTACAACCCATCAAAGTTGCGCTATGGACGTATCGCAATCTGTACTGATGCAGATAGCGACGGCGCCCACATCGGTCTACTTATAATGGCGGCCTTGCAGTATTTAGCGCCGGAGTTCATTAGAGAGGGCAGACTTTGCTGGCTTCGTTCGCCACTTTACATAGTTGAAAACAAAGGTAAAGAAACCTATTACTTTACCGATGATGAATTCAATAAGGTAAGAAATAAAATTAAAGGTGAAGTTACGAGAGCCAAGGGTCTTGGTGAACTCCCTGCTGAAACCGCCCAAGCCTCTATGTTTACTGAGGAATATCAGAGAATGGAAGTTATGGAATATGATGATAAGGCGGTTGATTTACTTTATGATTTAATGGGTGAGGACGTAGAACCTAGAAGAGATTTTATAATGAAGAAAGTAGATTTCTCGAAAGTGAGGGAATAATGTATATTAAAATATGTGATAGATGTGGACGACAAACCGTTAATAAACCTT